TGGTGTGACCTGCGTTTACGCCTGTGACATAGCCATCGCTAACCCAAATAAGTGGCTGTGAACCACGCTCTCTGAGTGATGCGGCATACACAAGTGCAGGGCCATCTACAGCGTTATCGCCAGGTACTTCGGGCAGCCGTCTGACCATGCGACCCTTCCTAGCAATAACCCATACATTCGGCTTGTTGGGCTTGTTTAGTCCACCTGAATACATGAGCACAGTTGCACCTGCTGATGCCTTGAGCAAACGGTCTAGGTCACTTTCTGACAAGTGCATAGAGCCCGATGCGTCAATGACAACAACACCGCCAAGCGCTTTGGTCTTGCGACTAAACACACGCTTGTCAGGGTCACTAACCATGCGATTGAGGTAGCGGATTTCTCTGCCACTGTCACTTGCGATAGTCCTGCGACCCAACTTGCCTGTGTGGTTGATGCTTAGTTCTGGCTTAGAAACAACAAGTTGCTCCCAGTCACCAACGAGGTCACTGTCTTTGGGGTATGCCCTGTGTGGTGACTGTGCCTCTGTCTTGGCTTTCCTTCTGCCTTGTTGCTCATCAACCTGCTCGTTGGACATTCTGTCAATGGCTTGTACAAACCAAGACCAATCCTTGATAGCACGCTTCTGCTGTATCTTGCTCTTGCTGTTTATCATGGTGAGCCTGAATACAAGGTCATAGTCATACATGTAACTAAGCACTTGGTTCTCAAACTCCATGAGTTCTGCAGCCAATGGCCTGTCTGCAACATTGCGTATCAAGTCAATAAAGGCTTGAGTACCAGCATGGCTAATCGCAGACAGAATGGCAGGCTTGGGCGGGTTGCCTTCGCTAAGCACACGTGCGAGGATTGTGGTTTCGGTAGTGCCAATGCTTGGGTCCTGCCTAAACGTATGGAAATGACGCGCATTAGCAAGAACACGGCAAGCAGCCTCTATGGACACTTCCGATACTCCCCAACGCTTTGCGTATTTCTTGGGTTCTGGCAAGTCATAGCGACTGCGTATGAGCACATACCTGCGTAGTGTCTCTGCAACATCGCTATCACCAGTTGGCGCCTTGACTTGGTGCTTCTTCTTGGCAGTTGTGCTGAAGGTAACACCTACAGAGTCGATGGAGTATGCCTCTCCATCGCTCTGATAGGTATTCTCCTTGAGCATTGGCCTGTCAGGAAGCACTTCAGGCGCAACAATATTGCGCTTGGTGCTGGTTTGGCTCATTAGAATGTGCTCACATTCTGAGCAGACTCAGGTCGAGCGATATTCTGCACTGATTCTGACTGCGTGATAGCCAATGCACCAACGATGCTGTTAGCAATGCGTGGCAAGCAAACACGGGCAGATGCCTCTAGGTTGCCGCTTGACTTGAGCAAGCCTGCAAATGCAAAGAATGAACGCAATGAGTATCGGTCTGCGTCATCACGCATGGAGTACTCAAGTGCAATGTCTCGCAATTCGGCTGGCAATGCTGCAATAGCATCAGGATGTGGTTGCTCAATCTCTACGCGAACAACAAGACGGTCAAGAACTGCAGGAGACAGGTCATCTGGCTCGCCGTTCATGGTTGCAACAACGCTAAAGCCCTGTGCTGGGCGAATGATTTCGCCAGTCTCTGGGTGCTCAAACGATGAAGATGCAACTGTGTCAATGATTGCCATGAGGCGTGCCTCAATGTCACCGTTCACACGATTGATTTCGTCTACAACAAGACGACCACCTGTACGCCATGCCTTGATGGCTACGCCTTCCTCAAAGCGCCAGATGCCGTTGTCGTTCTGCTTGTACTTGCCAATCATGTCGCCGTCTGTCATTTCGTCTGTGCAGATGAGGCGGTACGACTTGCTTGTACCGAGGTGGTAGTTGAGACCAAAGTAGGTCTTGCCTGTGCCTGGCTTGCCGTAAAGCAATACACGGTCTAAGCCGTTAGCCATTGCAAAATTGGCTGTCTCCCAGCCAGTAGTAAGGGTTGATGTTGTCATTTGTTGCCTGCTTTCTTGGTTAGTGATTTTTTGATAAGCGCTGATATTGCATCAGCCATTGAGCCAGTTCCTTCGCCCTGTGCTTCCACAGTGTCTGGGTCTTGCTCAAACCTTAGGAATGTTTGTCGTGAGCCATGCTCACAAGCACTTGCAAATACGCGAACGCGCTTTCTGTCTTTGTGCTGACTAGGTGGAATCTCGTCGCCATCTTCATCGTCGGTCAATGGCGCTGCCCAGCCGTAAGTAACAACAGCAATAGCAATGCTGTCGTACTTGGACAAGTCAGTAGAAGCATCCTCGTTGCTTAGTAACTCATACACATCGCTGTTGAAGTCAATGAGTGAGTAAACACCCTCTTCATCAATGTGATAAAGCCTTGCATTTGAGTAATTGGCTTCGTGGTCAAAGGCTGTGCCTTTGCGTTTGTCCTGCTCGAACAAAGCGCTTTCGGCTTTGCTAAGCACTGTGTTGGATAATGACATGGTGTTGTCTCCCTGTTGGTCATGGCGGGCTGAACTGCCCGACACACCCAGTCTGCCCGCCCGCCGAAATCGGGGCTCCCATGGACAATGAACATGTCTTAGAAATAGAAATACCCCACGGCATGCGGATACGCCGTGGGGTACTTAGGGTAATTGGTAGCTGGTAGGTGTTACTCGGTGTCCTCCTCTATTACTTTCTGAATCGATTCCATAATCTCTAGGTATTGGTCTGGCTCGTGTTCTCGCAGAGCAGTTGGTAGGTAGTCGAAGTCGAGTAGTGCATCGACCAGTCGTTGCTGCCCACCGGCTTGTCCCTCGTTGTACTCATCCTCTGTTAGGTAGTGAACATCGGTGGTGCCATCTTCGAATCGAATGACAAAGAACACATGGTTGTATGTGAATGTTGCAGTGATTACACAGCTTCTTTTCTCCGGGTGCTCTGATGGGCGAACCTCACCTGTTGGCCCCATCCATGCGCCAGCTCGCACCATGGTGCCAATCTTGCCATTGACCAAAGCATTGGCAACAGCTAACTGCTTGTTCTGCAACCCGTCGTAAAGGTCTTCGCCCTCACCTACGAGCACAGCTGAGATTGCGTCTTCCTCAAACGGATCGGTGCCGTCACGATCTGCAGTTGATACGACTGCCCATATCTGACCACGTGTGCCCGGATCACCATACTTATCGTTGATCTGTTCTTCTACTTGCTTTAACGATTCGATAACAACATCAATTGCATCGCTGATTATCTCTTGAGTTACATCCTCAAGGATTTCTTTCGCTTGCTCGTCACTCATTGCTTTCTCCAATCTGAAGGCGGGTTTGCCAATTCCAGTTTGCCCGACCGCCGAAATCGGGCCGACATGGGTATTACTTCTCGATGTGCTCTTGTGAGAACTCGCCAAGCAGTTCGATCAACCTTTCCTCTGTAAAGTTAGAGGCAACTTTGATTGCTGTTTCTTGTGCCAGCTCGCGTGCAGCTTCATTCTCGTTGGTCAGCGACTGGACTAGCAGTTCCTTGAATTGTTTTTCTAGTAGTTGCATTGCTTTCCTCCATTTGTGCGCCCACAGAACAGTGAGCTTTTGCGTTGTAGCATATCGGCGGATACGTCTTGATGTGCGTGGTAATCATCTTCTTGCACTTAGGACACACCCAATTTGTTTTCATGAGACCAGCTGACACTCACATTTCTTAACGTAATTACGAGGTAGGCCAGTCAGAATATCAGTACTCGTATAGTAGTCCTGTGTCATTACCCACACGTCGTTGCCCTTGTAAGCCCATCGTGAGCCGTCGTCCCAACCACTGCCCTTGCATGTACTGCAGCTAGGAACACCCTCAACTGCTTTGTTCTTGATCTTTCGAATCACATCCTTGAGCCGCGCAAGACTTGGGAATGACGAATCATTCTCCAGCTTGAGTAAGACCTCTTTAATGTCGTCCACTTCCACCTGAAGCAGTAAGAACTCATCTTTAGTCCAGGCATTCTTGACCGTGTTCCTGGCAATGTTCGAACTTGGGAACAAGCCGCAAATACGGTCGATCAACAACTCGATATGTGCTGGTGTCATTTCTTCTTCTTTCTAGACTCGACTTCCTTGCGAAGCACTGTCACTACGTGAACGAGTCTGTCGGTTTCTGACTGCCCTGTATACACTTTTTCTAAGTATCTGATTGCATCTACTAATACCGCTGTCGGGATCATGATGTTGGCCACCTCCTGAGGCCGAGTAACTTTAGTCGCTCATTAGCTGTTTTCCCACCCCAAACACCAAAGGCGAGCATATTGTCTTTGGCATACTTCAGGCACTGGTAGGTGACCGGACAAGTCCTACAAATAGCTTTGGCAGCTTCAATGTTTGGCTTGTTGTTTCCTCTAATCGAGAAGAACAGGTCTGTCTGCCCCTTGCAAGCAGCGTCCTCTTTCCACTCGATAGTCCTATTACTTAGTCCCCAAGAGCTAAGAAGCTCAGTTGACACAAGTTCCCTCCTTTGTTTGTCGGTTAAAGGATTCTTGTTTACATTCCCCATGGGCTAAAGCTATTGCCCGCAGCTTCGAAAACAGCCAAACCCGCCACCAAATTCACGATGGGGTTTAGCAGGTCGTCGCACGTCTTGACTATCTTTGCTGTTTGCAAATACCCTTTTGCGGAAAACCTTGATGGCAAGCACCAGGTCTTGTTGTTTATTTGTAGCAAACCGTAGTCCCATGAACCGTCGCGGTTTAGCGTTGTGTTGAGTGCTACCGGACGGCACCTTGACTCCCTGTGCATGATGTAGTCCAAAGTCTTTAGGTGTCGTTTCTTCCATCCTGCCTCTAGTGCTTGCTTCTTCCACTGTGGGCAGAACCCTTTGTCTTTCGAAGCCTCTGCCTTGTGGGCTGGAAGCACCGAAATAAGAACTGCGGTAACCAAAGCTAGTAGTTTCATTTGACTCCTCCAAGTTTATCAAACTAAGCCTGCTTTTTTTAACAATTGCACTAACGCCTCCAACGTTAGTACTGCGTATTGGGAGCTGGCACTGCCGTGGCCGCGTCGCTTAGCCACGACAATACCGAACTCTGCCCCTGCATTACCCCTCTCAACCTCTGCCTCATTGAGCCAGCCTGAGAAGTTTAACGTCTTGTGATCCTTGCATTCCCACACAAGCTTCTTGTTGGTACCTGCAATATCACCCTTGTCGTGTATTCCACTGAGTGTGCGCCGTTCAACATTTGGATAAGTGTCACGTAAATAATTTACGATCAGCGTCTCGAATGCTGTTCCTTTAGCTTTGCTCTTGCTCATACAACCTCAATGCGTGTACACATGGATCCCCACCGTCGTCCCACTCTACATTCTCTTCGTCTGTCATGGGAAGACCGTCATGAGTGGAACAGACGGGAGAAGAACAATACTTACGCTCGACCCCGTACTGTATCCACTCGTATATATCCATTAGAACGGATCTTCAGGTGCCTGTGCAACACTCTTGAGTGCGGTGATTACGTTGCTAGCTTCGCCCATGAGAATCTCACTGACAGATTTAATCTCTCGATTGATGATTGCACTTACGTAGCTGACACCCTCAATCTCACTCATGCCTTTGCCACGAATCAAAGAACGAATAAGACCAAGCTGCTTCTCTGAAGCGGTAGCACCAGGATTCTTGATGCTTGGCGCTGGCTTGCCAACCTCTTCAGCGTTGAATGCTTTCTTGACCTGCTGGTAGCTCTGTGATGGCGATGGAGCCTTTGGCATTGGTACCTCAGAGCGCTGTACTTTTTCCATTTCCTCACGGCTAGGGCGTGAACCTTTGGTTGCATAGCCACAGTTGGCCAGTCCGCGTCCAATTGCGCTGGTCTCGGCGTTCTCGGCATGGCTTGTCTTGTTGACTGGTGACGCACCACGGATTTCTTCTGCGTATCCTGTTGCTACTGGACGATCATCTTCACGGTTGAAGTAGATTTCGGCACGCACAAGGATGCGGTTGTCGTCGTAATAGTGGATTGATGTAAGAATGCGACCCTGCTTGTGGTCTTCCCAAAACTTAACGAGCCGATCTTCAACGGTCTCGTAGTCTGCGAGGTTAAACATTGGCATTACTTGCTCCTTTTTGTTGTTCTGATTGTTCTGTATTCGGTTTGCTTGATGAACTTCTCCGCCAGTGCCGGATGCTCTGACTGGAATCTTGTTGTGTCGAAAGATGATTTCTTGGATACTTTCCACGTGACCACCTTATCGCCGTTAATGGAACCAACCTCGCAACCCTCAAGCGCCATTGCGATGGCTGTCTTGGCTTCTTCCTCCATAGAAGTTGCTTCGGCTTTCATCTTACGTGCTGTCTCTAGTTGATCCAACACTTCGTAAAAACTTTCAGGCAACTCTTTTGTAGCTGAGTTTGCTGGGTTAAGAGCACTTGCATTCTCGTAGCTCATCTGAGCGTTTGGTGGCACAACACCTTGATCGATGTACCCCAAGAACTCACGGCAAGCTTGAATGTGATTTTGCTTCTCATCTGATGTGACAATCTGAGTGTGACGGTGGAACTCAAGTGAGCTATCCAAGATGCCCCACTCAACACGGTCGGAGTCAGCACAGATTGCCTGATGAACTCCTTGCCAGTACCACGTGTCCGACAGCTGACCTGTCCACATTTTGTT